AGCTCTGATCTGACATCAAATAGATACAGCAAAAGAACTGGCAGATGGGTAGGCAGCACTTATCAATATGACTTGAGTGATGGTCATCAGATGACTGTTAGTAAAAGTGTGCAAGACAAGCTCATTCTGAATTCAGACTGGATTCATGAGGAGGTACAGCAATGGCTGGTGAGGGATCTATATGAATCACCAAGAGTATATCTACAGAATGATTTTGGATCATCAATATTTGAGCCAGTGAACGTGACCAATGCTAACTATCTACTCAAACAGAGACGGAAAGCTGGACTCATTCAGGAGCAAGTACAGATAGATAGAACATACACCTACATTTCACAATTAGGATAGATGGAGCTATACATCAATGATATACGAGTTGACCTTGATGAAAGGCTGCCATTTCCATTGACATACAACATCAGTGATGTCAGAGATTTGTCTAGTAGGAAAGGGAACAATTCCAAGACTATCACTTTGCCTGGTACCAAGATAAACACTTATCTCATGTATCAAGTATTCAGCTTGACATCAGCTGAGCCAGTGCTGGATACTCAAAGCGCATTCCTAAACTTTGATCCATCAGTCAAGGCCACAGCTAGATACTATGATCAAGGTCTATTGCAGTTCAATGGTATATGTCAGCTGACTGAGTGCAACTTGATGAATGGCATGTGGAGATTCTCTATCATCATGATATCAGAAAGTATTGACTACATTGGACTGCTATCCAAGATCAGAATCAATGAGCTGTCATGGTCCGAATATACACATACACTGATTAAGGCCAATCAAGAGAATTCATGGGCTGGAACTATCCAGGTGAATGGTGTGCCAACAAGCAACAAGACTGGAACCAACTGGGATGGACTAGGATACTACTATGGACTGATTGACTATGGTTATGATAGGCCAGCAGTGGATGCCTTTGGTGTGGAGCATATTCCCCCACAAGTATTTTGCTATGACATCCTGAAGAGGGCATTTGATTACTGCGGCATTAGCTGGTCCTCAGCCTTCCTTGAGAGTCAGACATTCAAGAGAATGCTCATGGCCTTTGAAGGTGGATCATTACCAACAATCACAGCTGCTGATTCACTTGCCTTGTCAGCCTATACTACAGAGGACAATGGTACCAGTGGTCACATTATTAATGCTAACATACCATTATCAAGTGGGTGGAATCTAGTATTTGGTGGCAATAGAAGAGCTGATTTACAATTCACCTATTCAGGCGATCCCTATAATGCTACAGTGACATCTGATCCAGCTGGACAGATTGAGAATGCTGCTACATTCATGCGCTTTGTATCGGCTACTGAGGGCATCATGAGAATCAACTATGTTGGTGATCATGACTTGAATCTTGACTTTACAATCACTGGTGCCAATCTTGTGGATACATGGATTAGGTTTAAGTTGGTTCTAAAGATATCTAAGAATGGATTTGTAGTATCTCAAGATGATGTATATCAAGGATTGTTTGACAATGGTACTGGTGACTATTCAGCTACTATCAGCTTTGATTATATCAGAGATGTATTTGTGACCTTCAATGATGAGCTCAAATTTGAATTAATATGGGTAGTTTACGATTCATCTGTTGAGGCTGATGACATTCCTACTACCTTCTCATTGAATACCAACATTACAAGCAATACAGCAGATCTCAATATCGTATTATCTGAGCAATCACTTGAGCCAGGAGGAACTATCTTGATTGATAACTTTCTGCCAACAATGGACTGCGCCACATTCTTTAAGGGAATTACTACGGCATTCAATCTATATGTCAAGCCTAATGTGAATGATAACACCATCCTTGAGATTGAGCCAATGGATGACTTCTACAATTCATCAGCTGATGCCTTGAATTGGACTCATCTAGTTGACTATAGCAGAGATTACAAGGTTACACCTACAATCAACTTTGCTAGCAACACATACAACTTTGTATTTGAGCAAGATGATGACTATTACAACGCACAATATAAGCAAGATGTTAGGAAGCAGTATGGTGCATTCAGCCTAGATTCACAGAATCAATTCGCTAAGAATACAACTGAATTCAAGCTGCCATTCTCACAGAAGCTGCTGGTGAATATCCCAGTAGATGAGAGTACCTTCACCAATATCATTGTGCCAAGATCATTCCAGGTTAAGACTGAGCAAGATGGTACATCAGCTGTGGCAATCAAGAAGGGTAAACCATTCCTTGTGCAGCTGGGACCAATGACTACAGCTACATGGCAATACATTGATGAGGATGGTATTGCTACTACTGAGGGATCTTATCCCTATGTGGGCCATCTCAATAGCTTGACATCACCTACCTTTGACTTCAATTTTGGGGTGCCTGAATATGTATTCTATCAAGATGCGGCCTACACTACCAATAACTTATTCCATTATCATGAGAGATACATCAAGGAGGTGATATCTAGGTTTGGAAAGTTATTAACATGCTATATCAAGATAGATAACAGCATGATCAACATGCTTAACTTTAAGGAACTGATCAACATTGATGGTGTAATTTATAGACTTCAGAAGGTATCAGATTTTGATAGTGGAAAGGATAACACTACATTAGTGGAACTGATTCGCATAATAGAAGGAGAGAGTATCCAAACTTTTGACATAGAGATCCCTTATCTCCCTGACAAAGGTAACTTCAGAGAGACTGAAGGCAAGGTTGTAGCTGGAGCTCAGACAAGAATAACAGAAGATAATATAACTAGAACAATAGAATAAATATGGCACTTTGGGAAGAGATACTGACAGCGAGTCAGGGAACATTGATAGTGAATGACACTACAGAAAAGACAATAGTTTATGATGCAATCTTTGTCCTTGAGGACACTGTATTTGCAAGCATCAAGGTAGGTGGTGTTGACATCAAGGCTGATTTAATAACTACACCAGGCACAGCGGTAAAAGCTGGAGCAATGATCAGATGTACTGGAGCTCGAAAGTTTTCAGCTATTGATTTGACATCAGGATCTGTAGCTTTAATTTTGTAAGATGTACGGATACGGATTCACAATGATGTTTAATAGTGCAACTGCTGCCATTAAGGCTGTGGCTGATGCGCTATTCAACAGACTATCTGAGGATGGTATCAACAGAATGACAGAAGATAATATACAACGAATAATAGAACAATAATGGGAGTAAAGATATCAGGCTTAACGGCCAAAGGGACAACAATAGCAGATACTGATCTAGTAGAGGTATCTCAATCAGCTGGAGGTGGTTTATACACATCACGCAGTGTAACTGGTGCTAATATCAAGGCATTGGTAACAGATGCGAATATGACTACCTCAGACATCACCACAAATGATGTGAGTACAGCGAAGCATGGCTTTGCACCAAAAGCACCAAATGATACTACAAAGTTTTTAAGAGGTGATGGAACATGGGCAGTGCCAGCATCAGGAGGTTTAACAGAATTCACTGAGTTAGAAACTACAGCAGCACCTAACGCTACTGTACCAGTTAATTCATTGACACCAGTAACTGCTACAACAGATGCAGATGCAGCATTTGTTCCAAAGGGAGCAGGAGCTTTACTTGCAGCAGTGCCTAATAACCTTACATCAGGAGGCAACAAACGTGGTCAGTATGCTGTTGATTGGCAAATGCTTAGAAATGCTAATGTACAAGTAGCAAGTGGCAATAGGTCTGCTATTCTTGGTGGTTATAATAATATTGCATCAGGTACTTATGCTATATCTTTTGGTAATACGTCTTCTGCCACAAATGATTACAGTATAGCAATAGGACAAACTGCTGTTTCAAGCGGTAATAATTCAATATCATTAGGATATGCAAACACAGCATCAAATACAGGTGCAACTGCATTAGGATATTCAAATACAGCAAATGCGGCTGCAAGTTTTTCAGCGGGGGATAGTAATATAGCATCAGGAAGTAGATGTGTAGCTATTGGTCAAAGTTCAACTGCATCAGGTGATGTTGCTGTAGCTTTAGGAAGAAGTTGTACAAGTAGTGGTGCTAGGTCATTTACAACTGGATATTTAAATACAGCTTCAGGTCAAGGAAGCCAAGCAATGGGGGAGGAATGTACTGCCGCTGCCTCTTATGCTATGGCTACAGGAAATCAAGCCAATACAAGCACAATTTTAGGGAGAAAATCTCACGCTATTTTATCAGGTTTTCAACAATCAAATTGGTTATTAAGAAGAAATACATCGGGTAATACTTTGACGTATTTAACAACAGATGGAAATGATGAGTTTACAGCTGGTGCTACAAATATGTTTTTGCTTGTAAATAATCAAGCTATGAGATTTAAAGGTACAATCATAGGTAAACAATCAGGTTCTGCAAATGTTGCATCTTGGGATATTAATGGATTAGTAGTAAGAACAACAAGTGCGGCTAATACAACATTAGTAGTTTCAAATGTTACATTGGTACAGAATACACCAGCTTGGGGTACACCAACATTAACAGCCAATACAACAAGAGGGGGGATAAGTGTATCGGTTACAGGTGCGTCTGCTACAAATATTAACTGGACTTGTTATTTAGAAACAACAGAGGTTATTTACGCTTAATTATAAACTATGGCAATTTACAATACATTACACATATTTGGGTACGGAGAGACTCAAGTAATTACAGATACAGAAAATAAGAAGGTAGCAACTGATTCAATTGTAGGGGTGCAGTTAGTAGTAGATGACCTTTACTCTAAGAAGCCATCTGACAATCCAGCAACAACTGAATATAGGGTGATAAGCATTTTCAATGATATGTTTGCAGATTATTCAGATCAACAAGGCAATACTTTTAGAGTTGACTATTCAGAACTGAATGCAGCACTTATTGATGCAGTAGTATTAGAAGTATTAAAATAATCTATTGTTAAAATATTAACTTTATGAAGGCTGGGCAACTAGCCTTTTTTTGAATATAGACATGGCAAATAAGGAAGCAGTATTTTCACTACGGGTTGACACTGGCAACAGTGTACAAGATGTTCAATCATTTGACAAGGCAGTCAACAATCTGAATAAGGATCTGCAAGCAACACAGAAAACTGCTGCCTCAGATGCTGGCACAGATGCCTTTGCTGAGAAATTAGCGGAGCTGAATGCGAGAGTAGAGGCTGGAGGATTGAGCTTGAGAGAGATGACTCAAGTCATGAAGCAGTATCAGACTATTGCAGCTCAAGCTGGTGTTGAGTCACCGGTGGGTGCAGATGCCATTCGTAATGCTGCGGCATTGAAAGATGAGATAGGTGATCTAAAGGCACAAACCACAGCTCTCTCCTCTGACTTTGTAGGCCTTGATACAACATTAGCTGGGATTGATACTGGAGCTGCTATCTTTGGAGGCTTTCAGTCAGCCATTGCATTGACTGGGGTAGAGTCTGAGCAATTGGTGCAGACAATGGTGAAGCTGCAAGCTGTGCAAGGTGTGGTCAATGCCGTTTCAACTGTTGCTAACAACTTGAATAAAGAGGCTATTCTAGGAATCCAGCTCAGAAATGTAGCACAGAAGATTCAGAATGCATTCATCGTTGAGAATACAGCAGTCACTACTGGTAATGCTGTTGCCACTACAGCCATGAGCACAGCACAGAAAGCTGCTGCTGTTGCTACCAATTTGGGAACATTGGCCATGAAAGCATTGAATGCTGTGATGAAAGCCAATCCAATATTCTTGATCATTGCTGCACTAGCTGCTATTGCTGGAGCCTTTATTGCGTTTGGTGACAATAGTGCTGAAGCTGCTGAGTCAAATGAGAAATTCAATAAGAGTCTTGAGAATGGCCGTAAAGCTCTTGATGATTCATTCAGTGCATTGCAGAAATATACAAGCAACAGAATAGCTTTGATGAAGGCTGCTGGTGCAACTGATGAAGAGATCACCAAGGCTGAGATTAAGAATCTTGAGATACTAGCAAAGGCTCGCCAAGATGCAAGGGTGAAAGAGCAGTATGCATTCCAGAACTTACAGAAGAGATATCAGCAGATGCTGGATCAGGGGAATGAGGATGAAGCTGCCAAGATCAGAGAGCAACTGACTACATCAAGAGAAAGATATGTCAAGCTGGGCCAACAAGCCAAAGACTACTATGCAGACATCAAGCAGCAGAGAGCAATTGATGCAGCTGAGAATATTAAGAAGGTACAAGATAACGCTAAGAAGGTAGCTGAGAATGCTGAGAAAGTACAGAAAGATCAAGCTGATAAGGCAAAGGCTGCTGCTGATAAGGCAAGAGAACAAAGAAAGCAAGATCTAGCTAAGATCAAAGAGGTTGAGGATGCCTTCAATCTATCAATGCTTTCCAATAAGGAGCAAGAGATTGCAGCAGAACAGAAGAAATTTAACGAGGTTATAGCACTGGCAGTTAAGAACAATCAAGATACTACTACCTTGAGGCTGGCTTTGAAAAATTCTTTGAATGATATTGAGGCTAAATATGCACAGATAGAAATTGATCTAGCTGATAAAACAGCCAAAGAAAAAAGAGATCTTGATATAGCTGAATTCAATCGTAAAGAAGCTCTAAGAAGAGAAGAGATTGCAACAGAAGAGGCTTTCTTTGATGAATACAATGCGGCTTTATTGACTGCTCAACAGACAGAAGAGCAAGCTGTCACAGACAAATACTTCAAACTGATTGAGGGTGCCAAACAATATGGTCTTGATATCACTAAACTGGAAGAGCAGCAGCAACAAGAGATCAGTAAGATTCAGGACAAATACAATGCTGAGAGACTTCAAAAACAGCTGGACAATGCTCAGTTTATCTTTGACCAATTCAGTGCATTAAATGATGCCTTCAGCTCACTAGAAGATGCAAGGATGCAGAACATGCAAACAAGAGCAAATGATGAGCTGTCTGCATTGGATGCCAAGCACAAGAAAGAGCTGGAAGGTCAGAACTTAACAGCTGATCAAAAGAAAGCAATTGATGACAACTATGCAGCTGCAAAGTATCAGATTGAGCTAAAGAATTTCAATGCACTTGAGGCTATTAAAAAGAAACAATTTGAACGTGATAAGATTCTGAGAATAGGTCAAGCAGCTATAGATACTGCATCAGCTATTGTGAAGGGGATTGCTCAGTTTGGGCCTCCTCCATCACCAGCTGGTATTGCTGCTATAGCTTCAGCTGCCTTGATTGGTGCTACACAAATAGCTGCCATTGCTGCAACAAAATATCAATCAGGAACTGCACCAACATTTGACACTAGCGGAGGTGTATCTGCTGGAGCTTCAGCCAATGAATTAGGTGGTGCCAATGCTAACACAAATACACAGCAGACTGATCTTACTGGATTGGCTGCACAGCAATCAGCTGGAATCAATCAGGTGTATGTCTTAGAGTCTGATATCACTGGCACACAGAATAACGTGGCTATTCAGAACAAGCTCAGTGTGTGGTAAGAAATTTAACTTGTGTGTTCCCTCTCATCCACTGATCTGAGCATGAGAATGAGCCATAAAGGTCCAGCAATTGTTGGGCCTTTTTTGTGTCACTGCCTAGCTTCAGATTTTGTCCAGGTGAATGTGGCACTTGGTAGTAATTAAGATAAAGTGATTTCACAAAGTGATTGTGACCATCCCAAGATATTGAGTCAAACAATTCAATGAGCTTCTGACTATCCATCATCACTGGCTGATGACATTCAAAGTTTATTGTGGTGCATCCCATTGCTTTGAGCACATCCATAGTATTTTGACAAGCCTCCTGATATGTGGGTGCGTGAAGATCATTGATCATCAGATTGCCATTTGACAGCACTATATTCTCATTGAATTTAGGACCAATAAAGAAATCATCATTCATGTATAGGAACTTGCCGCCAATGTGCCGAGCAAATGTCAACAGCTTGTGAGTCACGTCACATCCTCTGACAGATGACCTTGCATCAGGGATGAGATTGTTGTATCCTCTGACATGATCACCAATGATGTAGACTTCTGCATTAGGATATCTCTTTAAGGCCCAGTTAATGGAGTGCTGTATTGTGCTGCCTTCCTTTCCTTGTTTATGTGGGTAGACTAGAATCATGGAACAAAAATACATATTATCTAATATGATGAAGGAATTGCCTATTTATGAAATCTCAATTGACTTGAATGAAGCAGAAACATCTGTTGAATTTAATTCACTAGTGAGAGATCCAGCGCATGAGATAAGTTTTCAAACATTCTCACAAGCTAAGAAATTTCAATTCAATGATGAGGAGCAAGTGATCACTGGTGTGGCTATCTCTGCTGATACACCTATCTACAGATATGATCAGGATAGCAATGAGGAGTATTATGTAGTATTCACAAAGACTGCCATCAAGGACATCATTCATGACTATGCTAGGAGAGGCAACTTCAACAATGTAAACATAGAGCACAATTCATCCAATGTAGTTGATGGGATCTACATGATCCACAGCTATCAGATAGATAATGACAAAGGATTCACAGCTCCTGAAAGATTCCATGATGCAAATGATGGATCTTGGATTGTCAGCTACAAGGTAACTGATAAAGATGTATGGGAGAAAGCTAAGGAAGGCAAGTTTACTGGCTTTAGTGTTGAGGGATATTTTCAGATCACAGCAACAGATCGCACTATTGAATCAGAGATGATGGCACAGATATTCAAGGCATTGAATGATCTAAGTGGAACAATTAAACATAGTATAATTAAATAACAAACAAATGAACGAGAACTTCAAAAAAGTAATGGATGCAATTGCTGACATGAAAGCAATGTTTTCAACATCTGCTGAAGCTACTGAAACAACAGAAGCTCAAGCATTTGGTGAGGCAGTTTTGCTAGATGGTACAGCTGTATCATATGAGGGTGAACTAGCAGTGGGAACTACTGTTTTTATTGTTGCTGATGGTGAGCAGATTCCAGCTCCTGAAGGCACACATGAATTGGGTGGTGAGTTTACTGGAATCAAGATCATAACAGATGCCAATGGTGTAGTGTTAGAGGTTATTGATGAGAGAGCAACAGAACAAGCAGCAAGCTCTGATGAGTTTGAAGCTATTGACATTGAAGAGATGCCAGCAGCACTTGAGAGAGCTACAGAGGCAATCGCAGCAACACTGAACATTGAAATGGGGCAAGCCTATGACATTGCTACAGCAGTCATTGCAGCTATCAATGCAGAAGAAATGAAAGAAGAATCAATGAGTGCTGAGCAAGTAGAATCAATTGTGAATGCAAAGATGTCATCATTCTCTACAGCTGTAGAAGCTATAGGTGAAATGATGCAGACTATTGCTTCAGATAATGAAACTCTTCGCACTGAGATGGCAGCAATGAAAAATGATTTTGAATCATTCAAAGCAATGCCTTCTAACAGTACAACTGAGAGCGAGAAATTCGCAAGAACAAATAGCACATTGACATCACGTCAATTATTCCTTAAATCACAAATTAAATAACAAAGAAAATGAGCTTAAAAAAGTTTATCAAGCAAAAATTCGACTATGATGTGTCAGGTTTGGCAGCATATGTAGACGAGCAAAGAGAAGATCTAATCACTAGATCAGTAACTGAAGCTAAAACTTTACGTTACATCACAATTCAAGAAGGTATCAAAGGATCTGAAGAGATCAAATTGTTAGATGATACTTTGACTTACCAAGCTGGAGATTGCGAAATGACACCAGCTGGAGATACAGTATTCACTGATCGTGCAATTGCTGTTGAGACTCTTGGATACATGAAGAGATTCTGTCAAAAAGATTTGGCTGGATTTTGGACTCAATTGGCATTGCGCCCAGGTGCATCTGCTGAGGACAAAGAACTACCTTTTGAAGCACAAATCACTAACTACCTTTTGAGCTTACATGCACTTGAGTTAGATAAATTGATTTGGAAAGGTAACAAAGCAACTGGTACTGGTAATCTTCAGTGGATGAATGGATACCGTCAATTCTTGACTACTGCTAATGGTGCTGTAAACCTTAACACTTCTGCAACTGCAAGCATTGATGCATCTAACGCTTATGATGTATTCTATGAGTGTTTTACAAATACACCTGAAGCTGTAGCAGAATCTGCTGATTTCGTATGTTTCGCTGGCCGTGAGAACTTCAACTATTTGATGAAGAACTTGGTAGACCTTAATTTCTTCCACTATTCTCCAGCACAAATTGCTACAATGGAAGAGATCATTGTACCAGGTACAGATATGCGAGTTGTTAAGGTACCAGGATTGAATGGTCTTGACAATATCTACACTGGGAAAGCATCTCACTTTGTATTCGGAACTGACTTATCTTCTGACTTTGATAACTACGATCTTTGGTATTCTCAAGATGATGATGTTATCTATATCAGATCTAAATTCAGAGCTGGTGTACAAGTACCATTCTTGGATCAGATCGGAGTTTGGAACGGAACTGGATCACCTAACTAATTAACAAATATGGGGAGGCTTAGGTCTCCCCTAACTTAAAAAATACAGAAGAGATGGCATGTAATATGACAACTGGGTTTAATGACAGAACATGTACCAATGGAAAAGGTGGTATCAAATCTGTTATTTTGTTCCCAATAGGATCAATTGCAACTGGGCCAACATTGACTGGCAATGAGATTACTACGTTGACAGTTACTGGTGAGGTATTCCAGTACAAATTGAAATCAAATTTATCTAGCTACACTGCGCCTATCCGAGTAAACAAAGAGAATGGAACTTTATGGTATGAGCAATCTTTGAACATGATCCTAGCATCAGATACAAAGGAGCTGCGTGCTGAGATCCACTTACTTGGACAGAATGAAGTGGTAGCAATTGTTGAGAAAGCTGATGGTACTTATGTAGCATTAGGACTTGATGAAGGTCTACAAATCAATGATGGATCAGAATATACTTCAGGTGTTATCAAATCAGACAGAAATGGACATTCAATTGTCTTGGCTGGTCTTGAGAATAATGAAGTGCCTGATGTATCACCTGGTATTGTAGCAACTTTGTTGACTCAACAGTCTCCAGTA